TGATCTTCTCGCTGACAAATTCCAGGTCGCCGTCCGGCCGGGGCAGCGTTATATCATTCACTCGAAGTTCCTGAAACATCATCTGCCTCCTGACCGGTAATTCGCCCTCTGCGCGGCGGTTACCACGATCTCGTCAATGCGGTCTGCCCGATGTACACGGGGATGCAGATATCCCCGCCGGCGCCGCCGTTCCCGGACAGCGCGTCCAGAAGCTGCTGCGTGAGCCCGGCGCTCTCCGCGCCGCCGTTCGCGGTTCCCATCGCGGGCGCGCCCGCAAGCATCGGGGTCAGCGTCATCCCGGCGGCAACGTCGCCCATCGCGGCGGAGACGATGCCCCTGCTCTTTTCGATGCCCTTCGCCAGCCCCTTCATGAAGTCCGGCATCCATCTTTCGTAGTCAGTCAGCGGCCCGACGTCCGGCACGGAGAAGTGCAGGAAGGAGCGGATGGCGTCGGCCACGCTCCGGGCAGCGTCGGCCACCGCGCCGATGGCGGAGCGGATGCCGTTGACGATGCCCATGATGAGGTCGCGTCCCCAGGAAAACGCCTGACCGATCAGCCCCTTGATAAAGCTGACCGCCTGGTTGAAGCCGCTCGTGATGACGGAAAGAATCTGGCTGATCACGCCGCTGATGGCGGATTTCATATTGTTCCAGATCGACACCACGGACGATTTCAGCGTGTTCATGATGGATGTCACGGAGCTTTTGATGTTGTTCCACACGGAAGAAACGGCGCTGTGGATCGCGTTCATCGTCGTGGAAATGAAGCTCTTTATGGCGTTCCAGATGTTGGTGACCGTGGTCTTTATGGCGTTCAGCACATTGGAAACCGTCGTGCTGATCGCCGTCCAGACGGTCTGGAAGAAATCGCGGATGCCCTCCAGAACAGGCGTCAGGAAAGCCACGATGCCGTTCCAGATTTCCTGTATCTTCGCGCTGATCCAGTCCAGCGCCATGCCGATTAGAATCTGTATGGCCTGCCAGATGGTCTCGAACAGATACTGCAAAGCCGACAGCAGCGGCTCGAAAAACTCATAGATGGCGTTCCACGCCGTGGTGATCGCCGTGGAAATTGCCTCCGTCACCGTTGTGACGACGGTTTTTATGCCCTCCCAGATGGAGGAGAAAAACTCCTTTATCGCGTTCCAGGCTGTCTGCGCCGCCGTGGAAATCGCTGTCCACGCTTCCGTCAGGAACGTGCCGATTGCCTCCACCACTGTGGTGACAGCGGTTTTTATGCTCTCCCACAAGTTGATCCAGAAATTGCGGAAGGACTCGGAGTGGTTCCAGAGATACACAAAGGCGGCGACCAGTGCAGCAATAGCCGCGATGATCAGGATAATGGGGTTCGCCATCAGCACCGCCCAAAGGGAAGACAGCGCGCCCTTGACCACGCCGATGGCCGAGACAATCTTCGGTCCCCAGGAGATCACCGTGCTGATAGCCCCGGCGATCTTCGGAGCCCACGTCATGATCGTGCCGACGGCGCTCATCACCTTGCCGACCACGATCAGCACAGGGCCGATGGCGGCGACCAGCAGAGCGATAGTGGTAATGAGCCGCTTGGTTCCATCCGACAGGCCGTTCAGCCAGTCCGCCACCTTCTGCAAAGCGGAGACAAAGCTGCGGATGGTCGGCATCAGGATTTCACCGAAGGAAATGGCAAGCTCCTGGAGCTGCGATTTCAGAATGGTCAGCTGGCCTTCCAGGTTGTCCTGCATGGTTTCCGCCATGCGCTGGGACGTGCCGTCGCAGTTTTCGATGGCCGAGGACAGCTTGTTGATATCCGCTTCCCCTGCGTTCATCAGCGCGAGGAAGCCGGACATGGCGTTCTTGCCCACCAGCGCCTCCGCGGCGGCGGCCTGCTCGGATTCGGACAGCTGTGAGAATGCCACGCGGCAGTCGGCAAGGATATCGGAAAGCTCCCTCATGGAGCCGTCCGCGTTGGTGGTCTGGATGGTGACCGTCCCAATGGCGTCGCCGCAGATTTTCACTTCCCCGGCGAGGTTGTTCATGATGGTGCGCAGGGACGTGCCCGCTTGGGAGCCCTTGATGCCCGCGTTCGCCATCAGGCCGATGGCCTCGGCGGTGTCCTCCACGGAGAAGCCCAGGGCGCCCGCGATGGGCGCGGCGTACTTGAATGTCTCGCCCATCATGGAAACATTTGTGTTGGCGTTGCTGCTGGCGGCGGCAAGCACGTCCGCGAAATGCCCGGAATCGGCGGCGGAAAGCCCGAAGGCCGTCAGCGCGTCAGTCACGATGTCGGACGTAGTGGCGAGGTTCTCGCCGGACGCGGCGGCAAGGTTCATGATGCCCTCAATGCCGCCAAGCATATCCTCGGTCTTCCAGCCGGCCATCGCCATGTATTCCATTGCGGATGCCGCCTCGGATGCGGAGAACTTCGTCTTACTGCCCATCTCGCGGGCCTTGTCGCGCAGCTTGTCCAAATCGTCCCCGGTCGCTCCGGAGATGGCCGCCACCTTGCTCATTCCGGTGTCGAAATCAGCGGCGGTCTTGACGGCGGCAGTGCCCAGCCCCACGACTGCGATGGTCGCGGGGAGCATCTTCTCACCGACGCCGGAGACCTTGTCGCCCATCTCCTTCAGCTGTTCGCCTTTTGCAGCTACCTCCTGGACGGCGGTCGCGGATTGCTTTGCCTGTTCCTCCAGGCGGCGCAGTTCTTCGGTGGTCTCGATGATCTCCCGCTGAAGCGCGTCATACTGCGCCTGGGTGATGTCGCCGTTGGCAAGGGCGACGTTGGCCTGCTCCCCGGCGGTCTTCAGCGTGTCCAGTTTTGTGCGGGTCTCCCCGATGGCGTCGCCGAGAAGCCGCTGCTTCTGGGAGAGCAGTTCCGTGTTCGTGGGGTCCAGCTTTAAGAGCTTATCCACGTCCTTCAGCTGCGCCTGCGTGTCCTTTATTTCTTTGTTGACGTTCTGCAGCGCCTTCGACAGGCCTGTGGTATCGCCGTCAATAGTAACGGTCAGGCCTTTTATGGATCGGCCTCCGGCCATGTGAACCCCTCCTTCCCGGAAAATCTGTTCTTAACCATTTTAGGATTGAAAATCCGTGGTTTTTGTGGTAACCTTGCTTTATAAAGCAAGGCTTCTCTGATCGTGGAGAGCTGATGCGAGCATTCCCTTATTCATGGAGAATGCGGTGTGCGCGGGTTGATTCAACAACCTGGCGGCATCTGTTCGTGTAACTGAAAGAATCTTATTCAGGGACATCGAATTTGACAGGATCACCTGTCGGATTCGATGTCCCTTTTTTAATAACGAAAGGAGCGTGTCCCCTATGAAGAAGAAAACCATCATCCTCGTGGACGGCGAAAACGTCAGCGAGAAGAACGCGGAGCGGATCGTCGCCATCACCGACCGCCTCGGCAGCGTCGCCGAGCGCAGGGTGTACCATCACAGGAAGGACCGTTACACGCAGCGGTGGACCACAAAAGCCAAAGACGGCAGCTTTAAGGATGTCGGCCTGCGGGGCGGACCCGCGAATAACAAAATAGACCGCAGAATCCAGGAAGACGCGAGGCAGTACCTGAAGCAGCCCGATATTGGCATGGTCTGTGTCGTCACTTCCGACGGCGGTTTCCGCTGCCTTGCGGAGGACGCCGCTGCCGCCGGGAAGCGCCTGTGCTTCATCGGCGGGAAGAATCCGTCCCGCAGGCTGCGTAATACCGGAGCACAGTTCATGCGGATGAAATGATCAGAAACGGTCGAAATCCTCTTGGGAGGCAAGCTGCCTGTAGCTGTCCTGGCACTCGTCGTTCCTGCTCTCGTTGTACATTTCATTCACGAGCCCTATTGTCAGCAGATCCAGTTCGCTGATATGGAGCCCGATCTGGACGCAGCGGAGCAGGAACAGCGCCGTGGTCATCGGCCGTTCTGTGGCACGAAGTTTTTTTTACTCTCCACGTCCGTCCGCAGGTTCAGTCCCCAAAGCTCAATGATCTGCGGAAGCACCTGGTAGATGGAGAAGGTGTTGAACTGCTCCAGCCATTCCTCCGGGGAATCCGGCACGGACGGGTCGGCGTGGCGCGCCATGATGTAGGAGATATTCTCGAACAGTTCCAGGGAGAAAGTGTCCAGCGTGGACGCGCCTTCGTCGCTGCCCTCCATCGCCTTCTGCAAGGCGTCGAGGTCGCGGTAGATATCCCTGTGGAACTTCACCCGGTACAGCCGGGGGATGGCGGCGGAGGCACGGAACGTGACCTCCTGACCGTCAATCCGGATCGTCTTCGTCACAGCCATCTCTTAGCCCTCCCCGTTGTCGTCGCCGCCGTCTTCCGCGGCGGGCAGGTATACCGCGCCATACCAGCCCTCATACGTGGCGGTATCCGTGGTGTCGCCGGTCTTGGCCTTCACCGTGCCGTCGGGCAGCGGGGACGCCTTGATGGTGAGCGTTTCCGTCTGCACTTCCTTGCTCTCCTCGTTCGTCTTGCCCTCGATGCCGGGACGGGACGCCGCGCAGTTGTACAGCACATGGCGGATGTGCTTCTGGTCGCCGTCAAACTCGAACAGCAGGGCGAACGCGGCCAGGTTGGACTCGGAATTCTCGATCAGCACGCCGTTGGCGTCCAGCGTCTCCTTCAGCACGTCAGTGCGGAAGCTCTCCGGGATCATGGCCAGTTCCAGGTCGCCGTCGTAGCCCATGTTGTTGTTGATGACGTAGTACACGCCGCCGTCCGCGTAAAAATTCTCCGGCTCGCCATTGGCGTCCAGGGAGAGCGACACCGCGCCGGGGACCGGCACGGGCGTGCCGAAGGACGGCACGTTCTGAGCCGAGAGCGTGAGCAGGGCGTAGTGTACGTTTTTCAGGTTGAACTTTACCTTGTTCTTGGGCATTGCTATATCCTCCTTCAGTCGGTTCTTAAGACTTCGGTGGAATACAGCGCCTCGTACAGGCGCTCGGTATCGATCCAGACCTCGGTCTTCTCATAAAAAACGCCGTGCCTGTCCAGCACGGTCTCCAGACGCCGTTCCATATCCGGCTGCTTCCTGTCTGTGTAAAGCTCGATGTGGAGAGCGTCTATCCTCTGGTACACGATCCCGTCTGCGGAGAAGTTGTCCGAGGACGGGAACAGGAAAACGAGGAAAGGCGGGTCCGGCGACTCGCCCTCGGCAAAATGGTCGTAGGCCAGCGGCAGGCCCGCTTCCTCCAGCATTTCAACAATTGCGTCATAGGTCATGCGTCTATCCTCCCAGCGCCTTTTCCAGTTCGCGCTCAATCTCCTCGGCGGCATGGTCCTCGGCGGGCGCGATGTGCGGGATGGCGCGGACCCGCCCGCCGCCGCGCTTGGCGTGCCCATGCTCCAGCAAGTGCGCCAGCATATACCGGCTCGGCGAATACACCGTGACCTCGATGCTGGCGGAATCCTCGGCGGTCACCTTATATGTCCAGGATTTGGCATAGCGGCCGGTGCGCACAGGCGCGGAGGCGTTGATGTCGTCCTTCACGATCTTGCCGCCCTTCTTCACGGCCTTTTTCACTTCGTCGATGCCGGTTTCCGAGAACTTGTTCAGTTCCTCCATGATGACGTCCGCCATCTGATCAATGCTTACCCTCTGATAACTCATGGCGTCACCTCTCCGTCAGGATGGTATGGAACTTCCGGCTGTTGCGTTTGAAGCCCATATCATCTATGCTGATGATGTCGTAAATCCTGCCGCCCAGCAGAACCCGGTATTCCTTCGAGTTGACGGCGGCGGTTTCGGAGGACCAGCGGACGGTAATGTCCAGCCGGTCCGCCTCCTGCGTGTATCCCGCGTTCTGTGTCTCTTCGGCGCTTTTCCCGCTGGCGACGGCGGTCGCCCAGCAGGAAAACCAGTCCTTCCAGACGGAGGTGTGGTTCCTGTACTGGTCAACGGCGGTTTCGTTTTTCTGGATGGTGATCCGTGTCCGTAACGCCCCGATGTCCATTACACCACCCCTTCCCGGATGCCGAAGAGCAGGGAACGCAGCGTGAGCGTCAGCGCGTGGTGGTCGGCTTCCTCCCGATGCTCAAAAAGATAGCCCAGCGCATAGAGTATCGCCACGCGCATGGTTTCCCGGACGGCGGCAATCTCCGCGCAGGAATACCTGTCGGAGCGGCGCTTGTCCGAATCAATGTCCGCCCACTGTTCATCGGTCAGCCGCGCGACATCCACGCACAGCCGGGCGGCCGCGGATAAAAGGGCGCCGGCCACGGCGTCCTCATCCGCTGTATCCAGGCGAAGGTACTCCTTCGCCTCCGCAAGCGTGATCAGCGTCATGGCCGGCGCCTCCTTTCATCAGCCCTGGCCGCCGCCCATAGCCATGACCTGCATGGCCTCCGGCAGGATCAGCTTGCCGTCGACGCGCTGTGTGCCGATGAAGCCCACCTGGTCGGTGACGGCGTAAAGCTCGTTCAGGCGCTTGAGAGTGCGGCTCTGGCGGTCGGCGATCCAGTAATAGCTGAAGTCGCCGAAGAGCAGGACCTTCTTGCCCGCGTCGTCCGCGGCGGTCCCGGTGATGCCGGGCATGTAACCGCTGGTGTAGATCGGGCGGCCCAGGATGGTATCCGGCTTGCCGACCTCAAGGCCCGGCTTCCAGATGTAGTTGTCGTTCTTGTCCTTGATCAGCATCAGCTGCAGCAGCAGGGTCTCGTTGCACAGGAAGGATGCCTTCCGGCGGTACGGGGACTTGAGGCTGTAATACAGCTTGTAGATGTTATCAAAGTGGACGGTCTCGGCATCATCGGTGATGTTGCCGGCAGACGGGGACAGGCTGGTCAGGATGCCGGTGGGCTGGCTGGGCGTGAC